CTGGGAGCCTTCCTGGGCATAGAAAGGTTCCACCGCAGCGGTCTTCTCATAACCGGAGATCAGAATGCTGCTTTCGCCCAGAATATTCTTCTTGGTCTCCACCTGGGCAGACATCTCGGGAGAGAACTCCTCCAGATCCTGACCCAGACGCTCATATACTGCCTGACCTTCCTTGGACGCATTGATAAAATGCGCCATATACTTTCGTTCGATTTTTGCCATTTATTTCACCTCATAAATCTTTGTAAATTCTGCCTGCAGCCGGACGGTATACAGGGCACTTCCCACCTGGGAGTGACTTTCCAGCCTGCCTTCTTCTGCCCGGATGCGCTCTGTTTTCGGTTCGTCACCAAACCTGGGAGCAAGACCCAGCCGGTCCTGCTCTATAACCCAGTTCTGAAACTCCAGCAGCCACCGGGCATTTTCCTCCCCGCTGACTACGGATCTTCGCAGCAGGAAGTCATAGCGGCAGCGGACTTTCACATTACCCAGTACGTCTTCCCGGCGTGAAAGCTCTGTGATGCCCCGGGGATATACGCCGTTATCTCCCGGCAGCCCTTCCAGAAAGTCCACATGGATGCTTCCCTCCCACTGAGGAAAGGTCTTGAGCCAGCTTGTCATCTTCTCCAGCATCACAAAAGTCTCCTTTCTGCACCTGCTTCCCAATGGATGACCGCGCCTTCCCAGAAGCAGGGTTTTGCAAAGGATACCTCATACAGCTCCGGGACGGCGGCAGGCACAAAGGCCTGCCAATCCACCTTTTCCGGACCGATGCCCGCAAAGATCCGGTCACCGGGCTGCAAAGGCATCGCATCTCCGGGAATGATCAGCAGGAATGGCTTCAGCCTGCTCTTCCCGTAGTGTTCTGTTGAGGTCGCGGTCTGCCGGGAGAAATAACAGCATTCCACCACGTAGCGGGCAATTCCCTCACCATTTCTTCGGTAGACAGTCACAGTCTGATCGCACAGAGAGTAATCCAGCGGACTCACGCCCCCACCCCCCGGTAAATATCCAGGTAGATGGCTGCCTTTTCATACAGTTCCCGCTGCAGCTGCCGGTCAGTCCGGTCACTGCTGTCGTAACGGACGTTGACCTCTCCCACAGATGCTGCCGTCACGCCGCCCCTGTGTTTTCCGTGGGCATAGAGGGCTTCTGCCATGGCGCAGATGGCCATTTTATAGGAATCCTCACCGGGTACGGTCACCCGGTAGATCCTTGAGAACCGCTCCAGCACTTCCTTTGCCCGCAGGGCCATCCCGGAGAAGGCCTTCTCCGGGATGCGGCTGCCTAAGTAAACATCCGTATAGAATGCGTAATCTGCCATAGGCATTATGCCGCGCTGACGGCAATGTCCCGGAGGACTGCTGCCTTCAGAGTGTTCTTCAGGGCAACACCGGCAACCAGCTCCACCTCACCGGTCTTCACCGCGCCGGGGGCATTCAGATCGGGCAGGTAGGAGTTGATGACACCGTCGCCCAGGGGGGAGATACCGTGGAAGCCATCCAGGCCCAGGGAAACTGCGTAGATAGCGGTCTTGCCGTCCTTGGTTTCCACCACATCCTGGATGGACTCGCCGTTAAAGTACTGACCCATATCCACCATGGGAACGCCCGCGTAGGTCTCCACAGTACGGCCGAAGTCGTCCTGGGAGCGCTCATAGTAGCCTGCGCGGCGGGCAATGGAGCGCAGCTTCACCAGCATGGCGCGGTTCATCAGCAGCATAGAGGGAGCGCCGTCCAGGCAGCTTAAGAATGCGTCCATCTCATCCAGGAAGGCATTGTAGTTTTCGTCCAGATCCTGGGAGGTAGCAATGGCGGTGGCGCAGGAGATCTCGTTCTGGGTGCCGGCCAGCAGCTTCTTCAGACCGTCAAAGGTACCGTTCACATAGCCCTCACCGGCATCCTCGGCAGCGCCGTTGATCACCAGGTTGTGGAAATAATTTGCGGTGGCCTTGATCTTCTGCTCCGCCTGGAAGGCCAGCTCAGAGGCTGCGCCGGAGGTGGACTGCAGGACGCGGTCCATCTGGAATGCACCGCCCATGATGATGGCATTGGTGGTCTTCTTCTCCTTCTTGGCTTCGCCGGGGGTGTACTCACCGTTAATGGCGCGGACACCGGCGGTGGAAGGAGTCTTGAGCTGAATGTAACCGTAGGTCAGGGTGGAGCCGCCGGTGCCGGGAGAAATGGCGTTGTCAAACACCATATTGTCCAGCAGGAGGCTGCTGCGACGGAACATATCCACGATCTGCTGATCTACCTTGTCGGCCATGCCGACCTTTGCTTCTGCTAAAGTAATTGCCATAGTTATTTACTTCCTTTCAAATTTTTCTCGTAATGCCCCGGCCAGTGTGGTGGGGCGGTTTTCCTGTGCGCCACTCCAGGCGCCTGTGCCCCTTGCGTAAGGAGGCGGAACATCGCCTTCGAAGAGATAGCGGCTCTCTTTCTTCAGAGCCTCCAAAGCTGCCTCGATGGCGCCCTGCTGGTTTTCGCTTTCCTTCAAAGCCTCCACATCCAAAAGGGCGGTGATTGCCTTGGCATTTCTGCCTTTTGCCTTCACGATACCCTCTCCCAGTGCCTTTTCAAAGGTCATCCGGGCGATCTGGTTTTTGTGATCGGTCAGCGCCTGGTTGTACTTTTCCTCCCAGGCCTTGGCAGCCTCTTCGAAGGACTGATCCTGCCGGAGGCGCAAAAGCTCTGCCTTCATATCCTCGAAGCCCGCAAAGTTTGCCTTGACCTTTTGGATATCCCGGCCGTTTTCCGCCATAATGGCATCGATCACTTCCTTGGGAAGGGGGGAATCCCCTACTTTGAATTCCTGCAAAAATTCCCGTTTCATATGTTTCTCCTTTCCTTCGCTATGATTTTTACGGGTTTTCTCCCTGCGATCAGGCTGTTTTATGCCCGCCTGCAGGCAAAATGGGTATGAAAAAAGCACCCGTAAAGGTGCTTCTGTCATTGAAAATAGTTGTCATTCTGAGCGGAGCGTAGCGAAGCCGAGGAATCTACGCACCATTGATACTGCCAAGATCCTTCGACTCGTTTCACTCGCTCAGGATGACAATTAGGAGGGCATATACTTTTCCCGAATAGTCTGCCGCTCAGTTTCCGTGTTTGCCGGCAGGTTGAATCGCCAGCCCAGGGCAACCTCGGGCGCGATGAGGCCCATACTGACCATCTGCCGGTATTCCTCCCAGATCTTGTCCTCATCGTAGAGGGTGGAGTTGCCCCAATCCACAGTGACTGTCATTTCCTCGGGGAAAGGCAGCTGATAGAGCGATGCCAGCCTGCCGCAGAGCTTCAGCGCTGCAGCCTGGGCTTCTTCCCACATCTTCTGGAACTCCATCACCGTCAGATTGAAGTCACCGGCGGAGGAAGTGATCTCCGTGGCTGTCCGCTCCTCCATGTTGGCATCACTGAGCATGCCCCGGCGCATACCAATCAAACTCTCCACATTGCGCAGGTATTCCTGCTTCCGGGCAAGATACGCTTCATAACGCAGCTGGGGGCTATAGACCGTCATTCCCACGGCTTCCGGGTCTTCATCCAGACCCACGAACAGATGATCCTGAAGCTCACCATCCCGCAGCATATCCCGGGACAGAATGACCCGGCTCTCACCCCGGGTAAATTCACCGTTCAGCTGGGCCTCATTCTCATCGATATTGCGGATCAGCTCCGCTACCGCCGCATAGACAGATACACCGTCCAGCGAGCCGTCCACGCAGTTGAGCATGGGGGTCTTCATCCGCACCAGGCCAATGCCGCCCAAAGGGGCTTCATAGCGGTAGCTTTCCTGTAAGCCCGCATAACCGGGATGCTCCTGCAAAGACACTTGCGTACCAAGATTGTCCCGGTCACCGGAGCGATAGAGCTGATTTGTGATGGTCAAGCAGCCCTCCCAATCCAAGGTTCTTCGCTCCAGCAGGGTGTAGAAGAACTTTCCTGCCACTGAGCGCTCCATGGTGCCCACATCCGTCAGCTCTCCGTCCGCATTTCTGCCGAAGATCAGCACATGGTCTCTGGGGATCAGCGTAAAGCCGAAGCCTTTCCCATCGGGGCAGGGTTTCAGATAACACTCACCGCCCACTAGCGCCAGCTGCACTGCCTGTTTCTTGTGATCGTCCAGCGCATCTATGAGATGCTGATAGCTGCCCTCCGCTGCCGCTGCACTGTACTCGCTGAATACCGCCTTTACCAGCTTGTTCACCACTGTATAGGCGATCCGCTGACTGGGGTCCCGGTTTGCATCGCCGTTGTCGCCGTAGTAAAGCTTGAACCATTCCCCGATGGCAGTCTTCATGGCCTTGGTGGTCTTGTCGGACGCACCAAAGCGGGCTTCATAATCGTAAATACTCAAGTCTTTCTCCTTCCTCTCAAGCCCAGATGGATACCCTGGATGTAGCTGTCCAGCTCCCGGATCTGCTGCCGCAGCAGTTCATTTTCTGCGCGCAGATTCCGGTTATCCCGCAGCACCGTCTCCTTGGCCCATAGGGGGAGAAACTTTTCAATCAGCCATTTTCGCAATCCTTTTTCCCTCCTGTCATTTGTCTGCGCAGAACCGTGGCGCAGAAATACCGAATGTCGTCCATGGCGTGGTCATTTTCCTTCACCACGCTGTCCTTTTCGCCCTTGTCCTCCCAGCGGTAAAGCCCGAATTCCCGAATGATGTCCCTGCACCGGGGACTGATCTGCAAAATACCTGCCTGCAAAAGGGTGGCCACCAGACGGATGCCGGGCAGCACCTCATTCCTGGCTTTTCGCACGGAAAACCGTCCCCGCCTGCGGATGGCTGCGATCAGCGATGCCGCAGAAGGGTCCACCACTATCTGCTCAACCGGTAAGTTTCCTGTAAGCTTCTCCAGTTCATCGCAGTACTCTTCGTCCGTGAGCATCCTGCCTGTCTGCCTGCCGTCACGGTAGAACTCCCGGATACGCCAGGCTTTTCCTCCGCTCACCTGCCAAAGCCCGGCGGAGAAGGGATTGCGTGTACCGTAGTCTACGCTGATGTA